CTAACAGAAAAAACGCAATCACAGGCAAAAGCGCAAGAATTGATTTCTATTGCTAATTCTAGAAAAGATTGCATGGCAGTAATCTCTACCCATAGAACGGATGTAGTAAATAGAACAAATACAGAAGATCAAACCAATCAAATTGTACAATTTTTCAGTCCTTTGTCTTCTTCTTCATATACTGTATTTGACAGTGGATATAAGTACACTTATGATCGTTTTAACAATAGATTCCGCTACATTCCATGCAATCCAGACATTGCTGGTTTAATGGTCAGGACTAGTATAAACTCGTATCCCTGGTATTCCCCTGCTGGCCAACAGAGAGGAGTTTTAAATAATGCGATTAAGCTTGCATACAATCCAACAAAAGCACAAAGAGATCGCTTGTATCCAATAAGAATAAACTCAATAGTAAATCAACCTGGTGTTGGTATAATTCTTTTTGGGGATAAAACAGCTCTTGGATATGCTTCCGCATTTGATAGAATTAATGTTCGTAGATTATTCTTGACTGTAGAACAAGCGTTGGAAAGAACAGCACAGGCTCAATTATTTGAATTAAATGATCCACTAACTCGTGCAAACTTTGTAAACATTGTTGAGCCATATCTCCGTGATATTCAGGCCAAGCGAGGTGTGTATGATTTTAGAGTCATTTGTGACGAAACAAATAATACACCCGATGTCATTGATAACAATGAATTTAGAGCTGACATATTCTTGAAGCCAACTAAATCAATTAATTATGTAACTCTAACTTTCGTTGCTACTCGAACTGGAGTTAGCTTCGAAGAAGTGACAGGAAGAGTTTAAATTTAAAATCGACTACAAAAGGAGAATTTAACAATGTCACAATTAAGAACAATCTCTCAATTTAAATCCAAATTAGTTGGTGGTGGTGCTCGTCCTAATCTATTCGAAGTTAGTATTCCTGCATTTCCTTCAGCAATTTCTTCTAATTGGGGAACTGGGGCCGGACAAGAATCTGAGTTATTTAGTTTTTTATGTAAAACTGCTGCCCTACCAGCTTCTAATGTCAATCCAATAGATGTGCCATTTAGGGGCCGTACACTGAAAGTAGCTGGTGATAGAACTTTCGATCCATGGACTGTTACTATCATAAATGATGAAAACTTCAGACTAAGAACTGCATTTGAGAAGTGGATGAATCACATTAATAAGTTGGAAAATGCAACTGGTGCTACAGACCCAAATTCATATATGGTCGATGCATATGTCTACCAACTTGGAAGAGGTTCTTCTAAGGAATCTACATCTAACTTCAGTGATGCAAATGGTGGGCCATTAACACCACTTAGAACATATAAATTTTATCAGATTTTCCCAACTAATGTGAGTCAGATCGATCTTTCATATGATACTGCAGATGATATTGAAACTTATACCGTAGAATTCCAAATTCTTTACTGGACTGCTGGAGAAACAACAGCAGATCAGGCTGGATCTACCAATATTATCAAGTAATAAATATAAGATAATATACGAAAATAAATTATGGCTAGATTGTTTGGTTTTTCGATTGAAGACTCTGAAAAAATATCCCCATCTACATTGTCCCCCATTCCTCGCAATGACGAGGATGGGGTTGATCACTATTTGACTAGCGGTTTTTTTGGATCTTATGTAGATATTGAAGGAGTATATAGAACCGAATTTGATTTAATCAAAAGATATAGAGAAATGGCACTTCACCCAGAAGTTGATAGTGCTATTGAAGATATAGTAAATGAGGCAATAGTATCAGATACTAATGATTCTCCCATCCAAATTGAATTATCAAACTTAAATGCAAGTGATGGACTAAAGCAGAAAATAAGAGAAGAGTTTAAGTACATACTAGAACTATTGGATTTTGACAAAAAAGCTCACGAAATATACAGAAACTGGTACATTGATGGAAGATTATATTACCATAAAGTAATAGATCTGAAAAGGCCACATGATGGAATTCAAGAATTGAGATATATAGATTCCATGAAAATGCGTTATGTGAGACAAGAGAAAAAAAATAAAAAGGAAGAAAATTCACCAAGAATGACTAATCCATTGGTTGGTGATCAAAATCCAATGAATTTTAAATTCCCAGAGATAGAAGAATATTTCATATATGATCCAAAAAGTTCATATCCTGTTGGTGGTGGTATTGCAAATATGGGGACAGCATCTCCAGACAGAGGAGTTAAAATAGCAAAAGATGCAATTACTTATTGTACTTCTGGATTAGTAGATAGAAATAAAGGAACTACATTATCCTATTTGAATAAGGCAATCAAGGCTCTCAATCAACTAAGAATGATTGAAGATTCTTTGGTAATTTATCGTTTATCTCGTGCACCAGAGCGTAGAATTTTTTATATTGATGTTGGCAACTTACCAAAAGTAAAGGCAGAACAATATCTTCGTGATGTCATGATGCGATATCGTAATAAATTAGTTTATGATGCATCCACTGGAGAAATTCGTGATGATAAAAAATTTATGAGCATGTTAGAAGATTTTTGGCTCCCTCGTCGTGAAGGTGGTAGAGGAACAGAAATTGACACTTTACCTGGTGGACAAAATCTAGGAGAAATAACTGATATCAATTACTTCCAGAGCAAATTATACAAATCTTTAAATGTACCATCTTCTAGAATTGATGGAGAAGGTGGGTTCAATCTAGGTAGATCTTCTGAGATTCTTCGTGATGAATTAAAATTCAGCAAATTTGTAGGAAGACTCAGAAAAAGATTTTCTAATATGTTTAGTGATATGCTAAAAACTCAATTGATACTAAAAAATATCATTACTCCAGAAGATTGGAATCAAATGAATGAACACATACAATATGATTTTCTTTATGATAACCATTTTGCAGAATTGAAAAACTCTGAGCTCATGACTGATAGGTTAAATATGCTTTCTATGGCTGAACCTTACATTGGAAAATATTATTCCCAAGATTATGTGAGAAGAAATATATTGAGACAAACCGACCAAGAAATAGTAGAACAAGACGAATTAATTAAAAAAGAAATACAAAAAGGAATAATACCAGATCCTAGTATACCAGTAGATCCAAATACTGGTATACCATTAGAAATTGGAGATAATGTACAAGGCGAGTTGGGAAAAGTACCAATCGAACCTCAAGCAAATGAAAAAATAGTAGAACCGCCAAAAGGTGGGGAAATTTAAATCTAAATAATAAAAACATACATTTTTTAATTTTATGGAAGACTTAATGGATATGATTGCTTCTGACGAATCTCCTTCACAGATTAGTGATAAAATCAAGGATATTCTTTATCAAAAGTCATCAGATAAAATAAACGGATTTAGACCTGCAGTTGCTGCTTCATTATTTGATAATGAAGAAGATTGATATGAAATCATTCAAGCAATTTATATCTGAATCGGTTAATATTGCTGGCGATTTTACTGGAAATCTCTATATCAATTCTCAACCAGAACAACCTCAACAGGTTGGCGAGAGTTATGTTGCAGATGTTATGTGGCAAGGTAGTTTGTATAGACTAGAACTAGTAACTAGATCTGGTTTACCATCTAAACAAGAACTTGGTGAAGAACTTCAGAGACAATATCCTGGGGCAATTGTTCATCAAATTTATCCTGCAGAGGAAAAGAATTTCAATATTAAAAACGCACAAAGATATCACCCATCAAAACTAGAGTGGATTTGATTCATGGCACAGTGGAATAAAGTTAATCAAGACTTCCTAAATCAAGAAAGAAGTCTTTTTGAAGTACCGATGATTGCCACAAAAGATGGTAATCCAGTTTCTTTTGAAAATCCATTTCCAGTATCTCTTGGAAGTTCAAATATTACGATTAATGGTGATGTGAGTATTGGAGCAACTGTAGATGTTTCAAGCACTCCAGAAAATCCAGTTCATACTCACATCACAGAAGTTGGGATAAGTAGCATTTTAACTGTTCCATATCTTCCAGTTGGTGTTGGAACAGTAAATCTAAATCTTACATATCTTCCAGTTGGCATTTCTTCATTACTGAATACCGTAGCAATATCTAATACAAGTTTTTATATTTCTGGTTTTGGTTCATCGGTTTCAATTTCCAATACTTCATTCTATGTAACTGGAATTGGTGGTTCAGTATCAATTGCAAATACTGGTTTTTATGTCTTAAATCCAGTCACTTCTGTAACTGTTGGAGGAACTGTTTCTATTGCAAATACAGTATCAATATCCAATACTTCCTTCTATGTAATCAATCCAGTAACAACAGTTGCAGTATCAGGTATTGGTTCAACAGTCACAGTTCAGGGAACAGTAGGAATTGGAACAACTGGGCAAGTATCACTCAACCTCAATAATTCACCAGTCAGCACTTCAAACCCATTTCCAGTCACTGGAACAGTATCAATTTCTACAACATCATCAGCATCTGTTACATTTCCACCAATAGCAACTGATGCATTTGGAAGATTAAGAACTTCAACTCCACTTACACTTTTTGATAGTTCCCACAGATA